CACTGGCTGAGCGAAACGCATTCTAATACATTAATGAACTAAGGGGTTGTTCAACAGTCAAGGTATCGCGCCATAGGCGCATCATACCAAAACTTGTAATATGCTGAAGAATGAACAGGTACTTCCAAAATTCTCGCCAATTTCATCCAAAACTCCAACTTATCGGAATGGGCGTAAAGCCTGCAAAACGAATCTAACGTTGAAGGAATGTCTTTGGTTATTGTTATGGAAAGTACATGTTTTGAAAAGTACATCGGAATGGGCACGCCGGTCCTAAAATCGGTACCAACAAACTCCAATCCAACGTTCGTTTCTTTGACGCGGCATCCCAATTGTTGAAGGTGATCCAAATAACCATCAGAAAAGGCCGGCTGGACTGTGTCATCACCAACCGCTCCTTGAGGAGTTATAGGAACCTTTGCCCTAATTGAGGCCACAACGTGCAAGAAGTACATAGCGGAAGAGTTTGTTGAAATAGTATTGTAGCATCCAGACTTCATAAAACCGCTAAATTGTTGCTGATAAACCGAACCATCGGAAAATACCAGCTTTGCGTGTTTGAAAGCATCTGCATACAATCTACTTGTAATATCAACCCATTCCACTGTGACATTTGTACACAATCTTTTCCGCAATTCCAAATCGGCATCAAAAACCCAACCGGGAGCATTAATGTCCCAGCCGCTCAAGTCTTTCGACATCGTCCAATTGCGTGATCTGGCTTCGGCTAAAAACCGTTTCCATCCACCATAGCAAAGGACTAAGCCTTGAAAACTCGGCGTCTCGAACACTTTTTCCACCAAGGCTTTGTTCATATATCTGAAACACATGTTCCAAACAACTTGAACAGGCAAGCTACTAGCGATAATTAACCGCCAGCGATTTTGCAATGCCTTAGCCAATTTATGAGGTTCATCTTTAATGAAAACCCTAAAATGGTGGTCATAGCTACCATTGAACACTTGTTGTACCAAAAACCAAAGCCTTTCAGCTTGAATGGGATCTGGCCCAGCAGGCGTCCATTTTAACCAATCACCGATTGTTGTTGCCTCTTTTAAAAGCGGAAATCCAGGCGAAGACGTTTTATCCAGGTCCAAAAGAATAGCCATAAATTGCTCTTTCGAGCGCCAATTATCCGGTAAGGTCCAGCGGGTCCGTGAGTAGTCTTGTTCTGCTAGAGCAAGAGCGAACTCGCGCTCGTGCTCGGTTGGTTCGAC